GAAAAACTATTGTGGTAGAGGTAAACAAGTTTCTTATAATGCACCAACTGCTAAAAAAGAATTTGCCGTAAACCAACAGGAATCAGAAGACGACTTGCCATTCTAACCCCCACGTTGGGCGATAACGTTAAGCGCAAATTTAAAACCTACAACTATGAGCCAAACAACACAAATTGCAAACTACCTAAATAAAGGTAAAAAATTAACCCCTATTGATGCTTTAAACAAGTTCGGATGCTTTAGATTAGCAGCACGAATAGCTGACCTTAGAAACGATGGTATGAACATAAAAACAACCATTATTAAGCTAAAAAATAAAAAACAAGTTGCTCAATATTCATTATGACACACGCATCATTATTTAGCGGAATCGGTGGATTTGACTTAGCTGCGGAATGGATGGGATGGGAAAATCTATTTCATTGCGAATGGAATCCATTTGGTCAAAAAGTATTAAAACATCATTTCCCAAATTCAATTAGTTACAATGACATCACTAAAACAGACTTCTCTATTCACAGAGGACAAGTCGACATTCTCACAGGAGGATTCCCTTGTCAACCATACTCAAGTGCAGGAAAGCGACTTGGGAAAGCCGATGAAAGACATCTCTTTCCACATATGCTTAGATGCATTAAAGAGGTCAAACCCAAATGGATTATTGGCGAAAATGTACGTGGACTTGTTAATTGGAATGAAGGATTGGTATTCCAAGAGGTGTACGATGATTTGGAAAGGGAAGGCTATGAAGTCCAATCGTTTCTTATTCCAGCTGCAAGTGTCAACGCACCACATCAACGATATAGAATTTGGTTTATTGCCTACTCCAACATTACAAGAATACACAAACAGCACTTTACCGCCGAGCCAAATAAAACGACAAAATTTAGCAGGGTATCTTTTGAGAAAAGGGATTTTAGCAGGTTCCCAACTCAATCCCCTATTTGTGGAGGAGATGATGGGATTCCCAAAGAATTGGACTCTATCACCTTTTCTAAATGGAAAAATCAATCAATCAAAGCATATGGAAATGCAATAGTTCCACAAGTTGCTTATGAGATTTTTAAGGCGATAAACGAATTTGAATTAATGGTAAATAAGTAGTATTTTTGTACAAAGGATGTAGGATATCCTAATTAAAACTTATTGGCTCAAAGCTGAAACCCTAATCCTACTGGGGTGGATGCCGAGAGCCTTTTTTATTTTATGGCTAAAGACCCAGCAGTATTATTTTATACAAGCGATTTTCTTAGTGGCACTTTTACATTGGATAATGAACAAGTCGGTAAATATATTCGACTTTTGTGCTTACAACATCAAAAAGGCAAATTAAGTGAAAAGGATATGCTAAGCATATGTAAAGCATATGACAACGAGATTTGGGATAAATTTAAAATTGAAGATGGTTTATACTACAATGAAAGAATGTTTAATGAAACCATTAGAAGGCAAAAATTTAGTGAAAGTAGGCGAAATAACGCTAAATCACCTAAAAAAGAAAGCACAAGCAAAGCATATGCTGAGCATATGGAAACTGAAACTGAAAATATAACTATAACTATAAATGAAAATATAAATATAGATTTTGAATGGTTTTGGGTTGAATATGATAAAAAAATAGGAGATAAGCAAAAACTAAAAAAGAAGTGGAATAAATTAACCGATGAAGAAAGGCAAAATGCAATGAATTATATTGACCTTTATAAACAATCAGTACCAGACAAGCAATTCCGTAAAAACCCAGAAACCTTTTTAAACAATAAATCTTGGAACGATGAAATCATTAACCGAAATAATACCCCAATCCATAAACTCTCTTACTCCGAGCGAGAGGCTAATGCACTTAGAAATCTATAATAAACTTGAGCCAGATGAGTTAAAAGTATTTTCTGCATTAGAAACAATGAGTGTTGGCAGATGCTCACCGATTGAGGTAAAAGAACACTTAAAGACCTGTATTGCTTTAAGCGGATGCCAAACGCCTACAATAGAGTTATTTCAATTTTTATGCGAATTTGTTATAAATAACTATGGAAACTACAAACTAAAAGAATTAGGAGTTGCTTTTGAACTTTACGCAATGGGTAAACTTTCGGTTGACAAGGCGATTACTTTTAACCCTAAATTCTTTGGTGATGTTATGGCTGCCTATAAACCGATAGCAATTCAAGTAAGAAATAAGACATATACTGAACCACCGCCAGTAGATATACCTAAAATCAATGATGATGAAATTGTTGAGGCACTTTACCAAAATTGGGACAAATCGGCTAAAAAGGATTGGAAACTGCTAAATATAATGGCTTTTGACATTCTTTGGAAGCGAAAAGATTTAAACATAACCAATTTGTCTAAGGAAGTAGCTGAAAAGATAAAGGCTAAGGTAATTGCATACTACAAGGTAAATGCTAAAACAGAACAAGAGTTAGAAAGATTAACGGATGAATTATTTATAAAAAACGAGTGCAAAAGATATTCTTTGTACCTATATTTACAAAACCAATTATGAAACAATTAACATTTATTTATGAATTACTAAAGTTTATGCTGATTAGTGTTCCTTTAGCTTGTTGCATTTATTTAACTGCACATTTATACTTTGAAATAAAAAGATTATGCTTAAAATATTTATAACAATAGCAATCTGGGAACTATTAAAAGTATTATACTATAAACTTATAAACCGATGACAGGATTAGACAACAATATTGAGGTAAAATTGATTTACTTAGATACAAAAGAGGAGATAGAATTTAGGTCAATAGCAAAAGCAGTTAGGTTTTTACATACTGATTACAAAACAATTATGGCTTATATGAACCCAATTAACAAGAAACGCTACAAGCATAACGATAGATTATGTGTTGTTAGATTGAAAAAGTAACCCTAATTTTGCTTTATGCCATTGATACCTTTACCCAAGTTGTTAGAAAAGACCCAAAAGGTAGTTAATGCTTACATAAGAAAACGAGATGAAGGTTTACCTTGTATTAGTTGTGGAAGTTATAATGGTAATCAAGCTGGACACTACTTTACTGTTAAAGGTTATTCGGCTTTAAGGTTTAACGAATGGAATATTCATTTGCAATGTGCTGGATGCAATATGTATAAACACGGCAACCAAGCAATGTACCGAATAGGACTTGTATTAAGAATTGGAGAAAATGCGGTTAAACAATTAGAGTACGAAGCGGTTAACAATAGGATTAAAAAATGGACAAGAGCAGAATTAAACGAATTAATTGAAAGATATAAGTAGCATATACGCAACGTGCAAAGAGGAGCAAATAGCTGGATATTCTTGCTATTCTTTTGTAATTGATGGCACTACGCATTATATTTTTGGAGAAACTAAGGAAGAGGCATTTGATTATATGGCAGATTTAATAAATAAATATGGCGAAAGTTAGCAACGGAAACAAAGTAACATTTGGTAAAAGAAAGACAGGCAAGTACAAAAAGACATCTGGTCCTAAAGACAAACCAGTTAAACCATATAAAAATCAAGGTAGATAATGAACATAAACGAAATAAAACCAAATCCAAACAATCCAAGAAAGATTGATGTAAATGACTTTGCTAAGTTAGTTAAATCAATTAAGGATGACCAAAAGTTGCTTGAGGCTAAGCCATTAATTATAGATGAAAACAATGTAATCTTAGGAGGAAATCAAAGGTATCGTGCTTGTTTAGAATTAGGCATACAAGAAGTACCAGTGATTAAAATGGCATACCTTACCGAAAAAGAAAAGCAAAAGTTACTCGTAATTGATAACACTCACTATGGTAAATGGGATATGGATATTTTGGCAAATGAAGATTGGCAATTAGAAGATTTAAGCGAATGGGGTGTTAATGTTGACTTTCTTGTTCCAAGTAATGATGAACCAAAAGCAATAGACAATACTAAAAAAGGAAAGGTTTGCCCTAATTGTGGCTTATCTTTGTAAAAACAATGGAAATACAATGGCTGGAATAGATAACTTAGTACACTTTGAAAAAGGGCAATCTGGTAACCCAAATGGTAGACCTAAAGGAGTTCAGAACTCAAAAACTCGTTTACTTAGATTGCTTGAGTTAGTTCAAAAGAGAAGAAACCCAATTACAGGCGAAGATGAAGAATTTACAGTTCTTGAATTGATGGATATGCAAATGATTAGCAAAGCATTAAAAGGCGACCAAAGAGCATACGAAGCAGTAGTTGATAGATTAGAAGGTAAGCCAAAGCAAACAACAGACATCACCGCTGATATTAAGGGTAATGTGCAAATAACCATAGAACCAGATGCAGATTGTCAACCAATTAAAGATTAAGGCTACTCCTGTCTTTTATGCCAATAAAAAGGCATACGAGCAAGGTTATCCAATAATATGCAATGAAGGTGGGTCAAGGTCAAGTAAAAGTTATTCGGTTGTTCAGTTATTAATCCACATTGCGTTAATCAAGCCTAATACAAGGATTTCGTGCGTTTCTCACTCCCTACCACATATCAAGCGTGGAGTTTATAGGGATTTCAAAAATATACTTGAGCAATGGAATATATGGGATGAAAAAGATTTTAGATATACTGATTTTATTTATACGTTTAAAAACGGCTCTTATATTGAGTTATTCGGATTA